TCGGCAGTTGCATCGTTACCGATACCACCGTCTAGCACAACGTCAGAAGCCATACCAGCGCCGTAATACTTCAGGCTTGCGAAACCAGAACCTGCGCTGGAATTGCCACCGTCAGTAATACGCTGAATTGCTTGCAGCGACTGAAGATACAGGCTGTAGTAGTTGTTGTCGCAAACGATCAAGTCAGGCTTGTCTGTTCCACGAATCAACTGTACAGCAACCGAATCCATGTACTTCTGGATGTTGGAAGCCGAAACAGCAGCAGTTCCATCAGTTACGCCAGAGTAAGACACTGAGCGCCAGAATGCCCAAGTTGCACGATTGATGCCACCGTAAGTGCCAGTAGCAGGCGCATCAGGAACGGCAGCGCCGAGTCCAGTGATGTTTTTGCCGCTGTTACCAGTACCGTCGAGATAAATATCGCCCGAAATACGGTTAGCCAACTGTGCTTCAGCAACAGACATACGACCATCGAGCAAGTCGATGATTGCTTCTTTGCCGCTGTTTTGGATCATTTCCAGACCAGAAATCGACACGGCTGCTGCGTACTGAGTAATCGAGAACTGAGCCGCCGAAATTGGCGAGTTCTGCGACACGTTCAGGACTTCGTAGCCAGAGTACGAGTTCGTGTTGTCGGTTGCTGTGTCGGTATACATAATTTCTTGCAAAATTACGTTACCACCAGAAAAAGTCTTTACGTTGCCACGTTCTTTAAGGCGGCGCAATAAAGCGTTGTTGTTTGTTACGTTGTCAGCAAGCTCACCAGTGCGGCTTTGAATGTTAGTCGCAATGATGTCGCTGATCGAGCTATTGGCAAATGCCATAATAATCTCCGATTAGGTTATCAAAAGCGTTCATTAAGTCCGTCAAATTGTTCGGACAGTAAAGAACGTCTATCTTGCGCTTTGGTAGCCGTGTTGACTCCGGGTGTAGAGCTTCTAACGCTGACCGCTGCCGCCCGAGCAGCTTTCGCCGCTTTGTTAGCCGATTCTCGCTTGGCTGCTTCAGCTTGAGCTTGTGTGCTTTGCTGAACCTTGCCAGACAGAGATTCGTCTAGGCGTAATGCTTTGTTATATGCATCTTCCAAGTTTTGCGCCATTCCTGAGTTCAGGAGCTGGATCATTGTCGGACGAGCATCTTCAAAAAACTGAGCCTTTTCTGCAAAAGTATTGATTTCGCCTAAAAGAGCTTGGTTTTGTGCTGCTTCTTGCTGCTGTTTCCATCCCATTACTTCATTACGGACGCTATAAAGCTCGTTTTGAAGCATTGAAACGGTAGGATCAACAGGCTGTTGTTGCAGATTGTTGATTTCACTTAAATTTACACCATATTGCTGAGAAAGGGTAGAAAACATTTGCGCTTTCTGTTGCGGTGTTCCGTGACGCAGAACATTGTCTGCATTCATTAACGCTTGAATCGCTTGTGGGGGCGCAATTCCTAGCGTTTTTAGATTGTTTTGGTACGGTTCAATTGCTTGCTGAATTTGGTCAGCAAATTGCGCTTTAGAAAGCAAGGGTTCTACACCCTTTTTCATTTCTTCTTCACGCTGCCAGGCGTATTCTTTTAGCTTCGGATCAGCCGTTTGCCAGACCTCGTGGTAATCCTTCTTCCACGATGCAGGTGGGCGTTCCCAAACTGGCGGCTCTGGCGCAGGTTCAGCAGGTGCAGTAGACACAGCGGGTGCAACATCCACAACGGGTTGCGCTTCTTCAGCAGCATCAAATTGCTGCATCAATAATTCTTTACGGTCTAGCTGTTCGTCGCTCATAAATACTCCCTCAAGTAAATTTTCGGCGTAATTGGGTCAAAACCTGCTGGGCTTCTTTGTGCGTCATATTGCCAAGTTGTTGACGCAGCACCTCTTTGCGGTTGTCCTGAGAAATTGGCGTATATTTTGTTTCCATCTTCTCGTTACCAACCTCAATACATCCATGAGCTTGCAAATGCTCACGATGCCTTGACCTGCTCGTAATCAGTGAACCGTCAATCATGCTTTGGTACGGCTGAATGTCTGGCATAACAAATGGCCCGTACAATTTGTCCAAATGCTCATCCGAACCCTTCTCGACCAATTTGCCATCTACATAAACGTAAGTCTTTCTCATAACAGAGCTAGAACCTCCTCATCGTCCATCTCAATATAAGCGTCATATATTTGCTGAACCTTAACCAAATCAGCCATCAACGCATCAAAGTCAATCTGATTAACAAAATCTATCGACTTTAGTTCGCTTATTGTAGCTTCCTTAATGTAGGGTGCGGCTATTTCTTCAGCGACTAGGGGTTTACCCTCAACAATGTGCTCAAACAGGGCAATAATCTCATCCCTGCGCTGCTTTTGTTTTTCGGCTTCTTTCTTGCGTTTTTTCGGGCCACCATCATGCGTGTCAATAATGACTATCGGTGCTACCTGTACAACGCCTGTAAACGAACCAGAATCGTTTTCGTCAGTAGCGCTTAAAACACCAGTGACAACTAGTGTCTGGAAGGCATTAGGCTGAAACGCATTTGTCTGGAAAGCTGCTGTCATTGTTTAGCCAGTAATTTAAACTTGCTCGGGTTCTTCTTTAGGCGTTGCTGCTTGCTGTATTGCTTGAACCATTTGGAATACTTCACCGTATGGGCGGCTGCCCAGATAGCCAAGGATTGCGTTTGCAAGCTCAACAGAGATAGTGATTTCTTTCAATTTAATTGCTCCAAGGTAATGGTGGATTGACTATTGGTGGGTTTACTTGATTTTCAATTTGTTGCTCAATACTGGCGTTAATTGCTGCAACTTGTTCTGCGCCCATTGCATCTTGCACCCAGCCGATTACTTGCGCTTGGGTTAAGTCTGCGTATGGAGTAAAAGGTGCTTTAGCAGTATATGGGTTAAGTCCCTGCGAGCCATATATTGTGCCGTAAAGTGGTGTGCCAGAAGTATCATCAACGCCAGTAACACGCCATGCGACTGAAAATACTACGTCTGTTTGACCTTCTTCCTGTGGGTAACAAGAGAGTTGTTCAATTTGCCAAGTAATTGTGCTCATTTTAATTTCCTTTTAAAGCTGTTACATCAGTTTGCAATTGGTTAATTAGTGCTTGTTGTTCTTTAATGGCTTCGATTAACGGGCCTATTAGCGAACCATAATTTAATCCCAAAACATCTCCGTTTTTTTCCACTGCTTCTGGATAAACCAAAAAAACTTCTTGAGCAATTAACCCAATTTCGTGAGCGTCATTATTTTTACGATCAAACTCAACTCCACGCATTGCAGTAATTTTTTCAAGTGCGCTCGTTAAAGTTTTGATGTTTTTCTTTAATCTTTCGTCTGAAGAATTAACCCAAGAACCATTAACGCTTACACAATTATTACTTCCAGCCCTTCCTGCGTACCAAAAATCAGCACCGTTCTTTCCCCACGTGTATCCTGATTGTGAGTCTACGTTTTGCGTCCAGTAATCTGATCCGCCTGAAATAACTAATTGTATTCCTCCATAAACTGTGTTTTTTGACTTGACAACTAATTTACCAATTGTATCGGTGGTAGTGCCTATTAAGAAATTGCCAGAAGTGTCAATCTGCATACGCTGTGAATCTGATGTCCAAAACGAAATTGGCTTGAAAGCACCGGTAGATGTAAAAGACGAAACAACCCTGTTTGTATCTGAAGTTGCGTCATATCCAATACCGATAACAGTATCGTTCGCGCTGTTGATACTCACTACACCTAGCGACGCAGCTCCGGTATTGCCAGATTGTTTTGAAGTTAATCTGTAAGCAGGCGAAGCAGTGCCAACGCCTAGCCTGTCATTTGTATTGTCAAAAAACAAAGACGCATTGTCTTGAGAGTAAACACCAGACGCACCTGCAAACACTACAGAACCCGCTGTGAACGCTGTAGCTGTGCCTGTGCCACCATTTGCAACGGGTAGCGTACCCGTAACTTGCGTCGTTAAAGATACGCCACTTAGCGTACCGCCTAGCGTAAGGTTGCCAGACGTTGTGACTGTGCCTGTCAGCGTGATTCCGTTGACTGTGCCTGTGCCGCCTACGCTAGTGACTGTGCCTGTGTTGCTTGTCTTGTTGTTAAACGTATTCCAATCGGTACTTGTCAGATAACCATCAACGCTAGTGGTAGCTGCCGCCATGCTAATTGCGGGAGTGTTACCACCAGAGCTAACTACTGGTGCTGTACCTGTAACGCTAGTTACCGTACCGCCGCTTGATGGTGCAGTATTGGTAATCGTAAAGTTAGGATATGTGCCAGTCGTAGATATGCCTGTGCCAGCGGTCAAAGATACCGTTTGGTCTGGTGCGGTATTCGTAATCGTCAACGTACCGTTTGTCGTAATTGGACTACCGCTTACAGAAATGCCTGTTCCTGCGGTTGCTGCAACGCTTGTAACTGTTCCTGTATTGCCTGTAAGCAACACGCCGTTAGCGGTTACTGTATTTGCAAAAACAGCGGTAGAGTCTTGGTTAATTGTTAAAGCTGTAACTTGTGTAATTGTCGTGTTAGGCGTGACTTTTACAACGGCTTTTGCGCCTCTAGCGATTGCACCCCAATTTTCAGTAGCTAAACCTTCAAAAGATACTTGGGGATAGCCGCCAGATGATGTTGTGCCATATCCAGCTAATTCAAATTTACCTAAACTGTCACCGCTTTGTGGTGCTTGTGGTGCAGCAAATGTCCCACGAAACTTAGCAACTCGCACAGACGAACTGTTAGCGTTGCTTGAATAGCCGCGAATACCTATGCGAGATGATGAATTGTTATCGCCGTAAGCACGAAGCAGAATATCAGGAACGGACGTAGAATTAATGCCTAAACGAGAAACGTTAGTTAATGTTTTTGCGTTTAAGTCTACCGCTGCCGTTGCACCTGTATATGGGACAGCTCCAACGTCATCAGCAGTTAATACAACTGTACCCGTTTGACCGTTGACACTCGTTACAGCATCGGTGTTGTCCACTTTCTGCCAGACTGTGCCGTTAAACACCGCCCAATCGCCAACTACCCAATCCGTTACACCGTCGAGGTTTGTAGAACCTGCGACAGATACAACGTAGTAATAGCCCTTTACACCGACACCAGACGCAAGGGTAGGGGTGTTTGTCGATGCGTTCCATGTGCCTTGATAGCTCAACGCCCCCAAAACAGCCGCAGGAAGCTCAGAGACTGGCACTTTACCGCCAGCATCAAGCGTAGCAACACCGTTTGCAACACCTGCGTTTAGCTCTGCTGCTGTGCCTAGACCTAAGATTGTGTGGTCAGCGTTCCAATTACTAGGGCGTACTAAGCTCGTATCCGCCGAATCTGCGACAGCACTTACAAATGGGTGTTTGACTGTTACGCTCATTGGTTGCCTCTAATAATCGTTCCTGCTGTGATGTCAACGCTTTGTGTAGCAGCAATATCTACCGTGTTTAGTATCAAATCCGCACTTACTAACCCAACAGAACCATCCATGATGACGGAGTTATCGGATTTAAAGATACGGAAAAAGCTCGCTGTACCTGACGCTGTTGCGTTTGCTGGTGCTACAGAGCCAAGCGTCAGCGTACCGTCAACGTCTGTCCCAAACACCCCCGCAATTGGCATACTTACGAGAAGTACCTGCGTAGTAATCGCTGTATTCGCATTTGCAGGTTGCGTACCGCTGTAGAGATTGAATTGCGAGCCTGTGCCAGCATAGGTGATTAACCCCTCGTTTTGAGCGTGACGGGTAGCGTTTGAGTATTCAAGCATTATTGAACGACCTCTACGCCTGCTGCTTTACCGTCTGCCCCCCTAATAATCCTCTTGGGTGCAGCAAGCATCTGCATCACGCCATTTAGACGGTTTGACGTTTCGCCTTGCATATTCGCCATTTGACCTTGCATTTCAGCCATACGGTTCATAGCTTGCGCTACGTTATCGCCTAACTCAGCAACAATGTGTCTGCTTGCAGCTTCTTGAGCTTCCAATAACGGCAAATCAAGCCCAGGGTTGGCGCCAATTCGAGCAACCATGATCTTAGTAGACGCTTCAAGCTCTGCTTTCCATCGCTCGTAACGCTCTTTCATCTCGATTTCTTGTTGCTTAATTGCCATCTCATACTGTTGCTTCTGTTGCTCTAACTGAGCTGCATTTTGTTGCTTTTGCTGTTCCAATTGAGCGATATTTTGAGCTTTAAACTGCTCAATCTGCATATCAGTCTGCGCTCGCATCTGGTCAGCTTGTTGCTGCATCTGCATCTTGACCGTTTCTGGATCAGGTTGCGGAGGCTGTTGCGCTGCTTGCGCTTGCTTTT